CGAAGGCATATAATCTCGCGGCCTCCGCGATTGGCGAGGAAGCGCTGGAGGATGACGACAAGGACATACTGGTTTACGTCATCAACTTTGCCAGCGGCTTCAAAATCAAGGCGCTGTCGTCAAACCCCTCTAACCTGCGCGGTATGCAGGGTAACGTCATCATTGACGAAGCGGCATTCCAGAAAGACCTCGCTGCCGTACTGAAAGCGGCGCTGGCGCTGACCATGTGGGGCTCTAAGGTCCGCTTGATCTCCACCCATAACGGCATCGAAAACCTGTTCAATACCATCATCACTGACAGCCGCGCGGGCAAGAAACGGTACTCCGTTCACCGGATTGATATCGAGCTGGCCATCAGTGAAGGGCTGTATCGTCGTATCTGCCAGGTGACGAAAAAGCCGTGGTCCCCGGATGCTGAAGCGGAGTGGCTGGCGAATCTTCTCAGCGATACTGCCACCGAAGAAGACGCCCGCGAAGAATACTACTGTGAGCCGAAGAACGGCGGCGGCACCTATCTGGCCCGTTCCATCCGTGAGCGTGCGGCACGGGGAACAGGTCCCGTTCTGCGTTTCATCGGTACATCTGCGTTTAATGCCATGCCGGAAATCATTCGGGCACTGGATATGCAGGAATGGCTGGATAAGGAGGTGCTGCCCGTGCTGAACACGCTCCCGCAGAACCTCCGCCACTGCCTCGGCGAGGACTTTGCCCGGTCGGGCCACCTGACCGTTTTTGCGCCGATGACCGTCAACGATGACACCACACGCACCGTGCCGTTTCTGGTCGAGCTGGCCAACGTTCCCTACAAACAGCAGGAGCAGGCGTTATTCTTTATCTGTGACCGGCTACCGCGCCGCGATGGTATCAAGCTTGATGGTCGTGGGAACGGTAACTATCTGGCCGAACAGGCGGCGGAGAAGTATGGCGCTGAGGTGGAGGTGGTCATGCCGTCCGTCGCTCATTACCGCGAGAACATGCCGCGCTTTAAGGCGGCGTTTGAGGATGATGAACTGGTCCTGCCGAAGCATGAGGACGTCATCAGCGACCTCGGGCAGATTGTCGTTCAGCGCGGGGTACCTGGAATTGATGACCGGGAAAACACCGGCAGCGATGGCCACAAGCGTCACGGCGACAGCGCGTATGCGATCTTCCTTGCCTTTCTCGCCAGTAAAGAGGACTGCCAGCGCTACGAACTGCACCGGCTTAACACTCCCCAACAGCAGCGCAACCGCGACAGTCACCGTCAGTTGCGCATCACCCGTGGTCTTAAAAATCAGCGAGGACTGCTCTGATGTTAAAAAAACTTACCGGGGCCATCCGCAGCCTGTTGAGTCCCTCAACGGGTGAGCCGGTCACCGTCAGTGAATCGGATATGAAACAAGCAGAGGCCCGGGCCGGGAGCGTCAGTGTCAGGCGCCCCTCTTCGGGCATCAGCGTGGCGAGTACTTTATCCCCGGCCAGACTGGCCGGGGTGTTACGTAATGTGGCGGAAGGTAATGCCAGCGACTACTTTATCCTCGCCGAAGAGATGGAAGAACGTGACCTGCACTATTCCAGCGTATTACGTACCCGCAAGCTGACCGTCGCCGGTATTCCTCCGGCAGTGGAAGCCGCAAGCGATGATGAGCATGATGTGATGCTGGCTGATGCCGTACGCGATCTGATTGAACAACCGCAGATACCTGAGCTGCTGTTTGACCTGCTTGACGGACTCGGCAAAGGCGTGGGGGTCTGCGAAATCCTCTGGGACACCCGCGATGGCTGGAAACCCCGCGACTATGAATGGGTTGACCCGCGTTTCCTCAAAACTGACCGCGAGACCCTGCGCCAGTTCCGTCTGCTGACCGATGAGCAGCCGGTTGATGGTATCCCGCTGACACCGGGTAAGTATGTTATCCACTTCCCCCGTCTCAAGTCCGGCCTGCCACTGCGTAACGGTCTGGCCCGTCTGGTGGCGGTGATGTATATGCTGAAGTCCTTCACGGTCCGTGACTGGTGGGCATTTGCCGAGAAGTTTGGCATTCCTATTGTCGTCGGTAAGTACGGGACCAATGCCTCAGATGAGCAGATTAAGATCCTCATTGACGCTATCAGCTCCATCGCTTCCGATGCCGGGTGTGCTATCCCCCAGAGTATGCAGCTTGAGATGCAGGAGACGGCCAGCCGCAACGGAGGCGGCGCACTCTTCAAAGAGATGGCCGAGTGGTGCGACGCCCAGACCAGTAAGGCGGTACTGGGTCAGACCATGACCACCGATGACGGTAGCTCGCGGTCTCAGGCCGACGTGCATGACCGGGTGCGTATGGATATTGCCCGCTGGGATGCCCGTCAGCTGGAGAACACCCTTAATGAGTTTCTGGTCCGCCCGTTCATCCAGTTCAACTACGGGCCGCAGGAAAAGTACCCGCGCGTGAAGCTGGCCATCAGCGAGCCGGAGGACCTCAAAGCCTTTGTCGATGCGCTTATCCCCCTTGTGGATCGTGGTCTTCGGGTGCAGGAATCTGAGGTCCGGGACAAGTTTGGTCTGGCTGAGCCGGAGACCGGCGCAGCGGTGCTCTCGCCGTCCAACAGCTTCTCTGCCTTCAGCCCTGCACCGGCACTCAACCGTGAGCAACTGGCGCTTAACCGTTCTCAGGACGATGAGATTGACATGATGGCCAGCGAGGCGTTGAAGGACTGGGAACAGACCGGCGATGCGTTCACCAGTCCGGTGCTGCAGCTGGCGAAAGACGTGGGGAGCTTTGAGGAGTTTCTGGCGCGTCTGCCGGACCTGCAGAAGACGCTGGAGCCTGCCGCGTTCGTCGAGCAGCTGGCGATGCTGAGCTTTAAAGCACGTGCACTGGGAGATGCGAACGATGGCTAAAGCTCCCGATATTATCCCCAAAGAGGCACTCGCCTGGCTGAAGTCGAAAAAGCTGACGCCGGGCTTCGATTATCGCGATGTCTGGAAGCAGGAACACAGCATCGGTTTCACCGTGGCGAAGATGACCCAGCTCGACCTGCTCTCTGATGTCAAAGCACTGGTCGAAGAAGCGATGGCCAGCGGCCAGTCCTTCGCTGAGTTCAGAGAGGTGCTGAAGCCCCTGCTGGTGAAGCGTGGATGGTGGGGTCAGCAAATGATGGATGACCCGCTGACAGGTGAGACAAAACCAGTGCAGCTCGGCAGCGATCGTCGTCTGCGTACCATCTACGATACCAATATGCGTACCGCCCGCAGCGCCGGTCAGTGGGAGCGAATCCAGCGTACTAAGCGAGCGATGCCCTATCTGCTCTATACACTGGGGCCGTCACGAGAGCACCGCGCTGAGCACCTGAAATGGGCTGACCTCTGCCTGCCCGTTGATGACCCGTTCTGGCTGACCCATTTCTGCCCCAACGGCTGGGGCTGTAAATGTACGCTACGTCAGGTCAGCAAATACGAGTACGATCAGCTGCTGAAAAATGGCGTCCCGCGCAACGTGCAGCAGCTCGACAACAACGGCCAGCCAACCGGTCAGGTTATCAGCCAGACCGTACCAGTCCGCATCGAAGCGCCGCCGGTCAAACGGGTGAAATGGGTTAACAAACGGACCGGTGAAGAGGAGATGGTGCCAGAGGGAATTGATCCGGGCTGGGACTACAACCCCGGCATGCGCCGTCAGGCCGAACTTGAGCGCCAGCTGGCCGCGAAACAAAGCGCCTTCGAGAGTGATAATGAAACAAGGCGGTAATCCGCCCCAAACGCGCTCAGAGACTTTACCGGCATTTGTGGTACGATGATTCTCTGAAAAATTCTTAAACGCGCCACGGCGTTTTTGAACGGGGTTTAAACGTGGTTCCCCGCTGCGTTTCCTGCAACTCTTCCTTTATATACAGGGAAAGCGGTTAATCCGCTTTCTTCTTCCACTTCGTCGACACTGTCCGTCAGTTACCTTTAACGACGGACAGCACCATGTCAAAGCCTGCAACACAACTCGAATTTCTGGCCCTGTGCTTTGAGCTTCCCGACCTGTCGGATGCCAGCACGCCGCTGCCGGAATGGTTGCCGATGATCCCTGCGGGCACATTCACTGGCCGGGATGGCCGTACGTGGGTAAACGACAATCCGGAGGCCATCATTGCCACGTCCTTTCGTTACCCGACGCTGCCGTTTGATGCTGAACATTCCACCGAGCTGCTTGGCCCTAAAGGTGAAGAAGCTCCGGCTTATGCCTGGATTGATGCCATGCGCGTCAACGCCGACGGCAGCATTGACGGTCATATTGAGTGGACGCCTGACGGCGAAGCGCTCGTTCGCGGTAAGAAGTACCGCTATTACAGCCCGGCTTTCCGTCATTTCCCTACCGGTCAGGTCTCGCATCTGTCCAGCGTCGGCCTGACCAACAAACCCAACCTGTATTTACCCGCCCTTAACTCGGAGAACACCATGACTGTACCTGTGCAGATTGCCACGGCGCTGGGTCTGGCTGCGACTGCGTCGATTGACGATGCCGTGTCAGCTATCCAGACAATCAAAAACAGCGAGCAGACAGCGCTGAACCGTGCTCAAAACCCGGACCTGTCGAAGTTCATCCCGCAGGAGACCTACCAGCTGGCGCTGAACCGCGCTCAGACAGCGGAAGAACGCCTGAAGACGCTGGATGAGAAAACGGCTACCGCGCTGGTTGACGATGCCGTGACAGCCGGGAAAGTCGCGCCCGCTAACCGCGATATGTATCTGGCCCTTTGCCGCACTGAAGATGGTCGCCAGAAGTTTGAGGCGTTCGTGAAAACTGCGCAGCCACTGGTTAATCAGGACCCGTCAAAAGGTAAAGAGAACAATGGACAGCAGACCACGCTGACCGAAACCGAACTGGCGATGTGTCGCAGCATGGGTCTTACCCAGGAAGAGTTTCTCGCCGCTAAACCGAAACAGGAGCAATAAGAATGCCGCAACCGTCAGCAGAAATCCT